TACTGATTGTCTTACAGAAGGTTGTGTTGTACCACCATAGGTACTTGTTGATCCATATGTAGCAACTCCGTATTGAGCAGCTACTTTTGTAGAATCTAAAGGATATGCAGCAGGTCTAGCAGACTCTGCTGATTCTTGATCATACCTTAAAAATAAATCTGCGTCAATAGCAGATTCAGGTTTGTAGTTAATTATAACTCTTTGCATGTGTTTTCTGATACCTAAGTCGTTAAAACCTAAGTCAGGACTTCTATATTTACCAAATATAACAGTACCATCAAAGTCATTACCTACTTCTTGTCTATTTACATATCCAGTATAGTCTCCGTGTAATATTAATACATCACCTGTGTCTATTGTTGTATCTGTACTAGAAGGTTTTAAGCCTCTAATTTCAGAAAACTCATAACCTTCACTTTTTCGTACACATATAATGCCTTTAGTTAATGATGGTGCCTGACCCTCTTTAGCAAAAAATAATCTGTATTGTGTTTTTTCTGGTATAACAACACTTTCAAAGACTGCAGCATCATCTATTTGTTCATCAAATAAAGGCTGTACATTTTTGCTTATTGTGCCAAGCTCAACGTCACCAATTTTAGCTGTACCTGCAACAGTTCTTAAACCATCTGGGCCAAGGAAAATTAAATCACCTGCAAGTTCTTGTATAGTATTTCCATTAATACAACCAATGTTACGAGTAACAGGAGACATTGCAAAGTTTGAAGAAGACGTACCTGATAGTTTAAATATTCTATTTTCACAAAATATAAATAAATCTTCACGGAATGTTTTCATTCCTACAATAGTGTCATCTACCTTAATACTACCTGCACCTGATCCACTGCTAAAAGCATCTTCATCAAAAGGTTGACTAAATACTATTTCTTCGGGGGTACTAGACATACCTGAATAAAACATATGTCCTTTAAATGCAGTTACGTGTTTTGCACCTGCAACACTACTTTCACTTACATCTGTAGCCGAAAAAGACGTATTAAAAACTGTAGGTGCATTAGTTTGATCAACTACAATTATTTTATCGTTGCCGTCAAAGTTAAACTTTTCAAAAGAATACTTTGCTGCGTTTGTTCTTCCTGTATCTCTTACAGTCCAACTTTCTGAAACTATGTCTTTTACTGCATGAGCTGCTGCTGTAGTAGATGATGTAGCACGAGTTACACCCGTAAAGGTAGAAGAAGTTATACCTGTATATGTAAATATTTCACTGTTTATCTGTAACGTACCACTTGAAGTAAATCCCGAAGTACTAAAAACATTAATTGTTCCAGAGCCTGACATAGAAGTATCTGCAGTTATAGCAATCGTCATAGTAGTTGATGCAGCACTCCATATTTTTTCACCTCTAGCTGCTATTACTTTATCAGCAAATACAGTATTCATTAATATAGATTCAGAAGAAGAAGATGTCTGAGGAACTATATGGTTAATGTATTTTTTAAAACCGTTTATTCTTCTATAGCCACCACCAATATCAGGTTCAAAGTTTTGTAACTCTAACGCTTCTCCTGGTTGCATTAAAAAAGTAGATTTATTTAATACTAAACCTCCTTCGCAGTTAAAAGCTACTGGATTTATTTGTGAAGTTTCAGGCATTAAATAGTCCTAGTTGATGTTCGTGATCCTATATAATTTGTAGCCTGTGGTATATAAGTTGATCGTAAATAGTCGTACCTATTAACTAATAATGTTTGCATGTGTTTAATACCGTCTTCAAATCTAGCAAAACTTACACCATATTGTTGCATTTCACCACGATACTGATACACAAAAGCTGTAGCACCATCTATTATAACAGCAGCAAATCTATCAGGTATAGTTGTTGTATCTCCGTGTGCAGATAAATCTGATGGAAAAGTAAAGTAATCAAATTTTAGTGAATAAGATTTTGTTGGAAAAGGATATAGTATATAGTTATTGTCAAGTGTTCTTACAACATACTTAGGTATTCCTCCGTTATCAAACTGAGCAACTTGTACACCGCTTGCATGTGCAGCAGCAGTTGACCCACCTGTACCACGAGTAACTCCAGTAAGAGTTGTAGACGATCCCACTTCTGTATAAGTCATAACTTCATTGCCTACATACACAGTTCCTGAACTATCAAATCCTGTAGTGCTTGCTACAGTTAGAGTAGTAACTGAGTCAGTGTGAGATTGACTTAGTGTTGTAGTTTGTATTTCGTCTTCCTGTTCTACGTAGCTATTTAAATACTCATTATAATTTAGTGGACTTAGACTTATAGATCCATTGCCTAAGTCTGAATCTTTTACTAATCTAAATGTATTATAGTCTACTACTTTTGTAGAAGTAGGAACGCTGTATTTTACTGTACCTGCTGTTAACGTTTGAGTTGCTGTAGCGTGGTTAAAAGGATAATTGTATTCTCTTTGATTAATATAACGAATAGCTTCGTTGACAGCGTTTTGACACTGTACTTGTATTCCTCTAGCAGATGTAAAATTAGATGATGTTAACTCAACTTCATTTAATCTAGCTATAACTTTATTTGTTAACGTAAGGTATGTTTCAGCCATTGTAATTCCTATGATAAAAAGTGAGGCAAGTTGCCCTGCCTCACTAAATATTATTATGCTAGTTGATCACGATCAACTTCGTCTGCTTCCATCTCACCGATGTCACTAACGTCTTGTAAAACAGCAAATACTCTGATTTCACCTGCTGTAAAGGAAGCTCCTCCACCTGCAAGTGTTAAGTCTAGAGTATCGGCTGACGTAATAACTAGGTCAGCAGAAACAGTTACACTAGGAGCGTATGCTCCGTCAGATGCACCGTCAATGTCAAATGCAGTTACATACTCGTTGTCATCTGCACCAGTGCCAAGAGCGGCTGTTGCATCAGTACCAGTATTTTGTGTAGCACTTGAAGTTACCTGAAAACCTGCAGCAATAATTTTGGTGTTTGCAGGTACAGTAAGACACTGTACTACATCACCATTAGGATTAATGCTGTTAGCTGTTAGGTCAACGATTTGTTGAACGTAATAAGGTTGTCTTCCTCTTGAAGAAGAACCGTGAGTATTAGCAAGTGTTGCTGTAATTGTAGCCATTATCTAATCCCCCCTTATATACCAGAAACATATATTGCACGAGTTAAAGCCTCTGGGCGCAATATTTTTCTGCCGTACATATGCATACCTCTAACAATATCAGCAAAGCTATCAGGATCTCTGTAGGTTTCTGTTTTATTGATTGAGTCTGCTGTTGCAACTGCTGATGAATGACCACCAACGATCACACCAAAGTGTGTGCTTCCTGTTGATGTTGCACCAGTTGCACCGTTACCAACTGCAGGTAGATTGTTTGACATGTAAACTTTAAATCCATGAACGTTGTTCAAGATTAATCCGTTTTGTAAGCCAGATCCACCGAAGTCAGAATTGAGAAGACGTGAGTCTTCGTCTTGAAGAAGCTCTGCAAACACTGGGTCTACTACAAGCCATCTACCAGTTGTGTCAACGTTTTGTTGGTCAAGTTTTCTTGACATACGAGCGATGATTGACAATGGTGATGCTTTAGCAGTAGTTGTGTTTAAGCTATCTCCGCTTGCACGAGGAACAGCAACGATTGAGTTACCGCTTGTACCACTATTAAAGTCAGCAGCGTCTACTTGCATAGATGCTAATAACTCGTTAGTAGCAGCAGTAGATACAGCAACTGAACCATTTACGGTTGTGTTAACTGCATTTGCTGTGCCATGCAATGCTGATTGTTTGTAACCTGACAAGTAACCAAGAACGTCTTGGTCAAATTGGTCAGCCAAACGGTAAGCAGCACGATCACTTGCAAGGTCTTGAAAGTTGACGTGTGAATGTGCTTCCTCAATGTCATCAACTTTAAATGCAAAGTAATTTGCTTTGTCAATGGTCAATGAAAAATCTTCGTCATCAAGATCTTGAGGTGTAATAGTTGTACCTCGTGCGTACTCTTTCACGGTGATTTCTGGTTCTTTGATAATTTTTACAGAATCCCCCATGTTAGCAATTTCTCCGAAATAGTCGGAGTTTGTTACAGCTCCTACAACTGATGCTTTGCGGAACGCAAGTTGCACCTGTTTGCTGTATATGACTGGTGAGAAGTTACCGTTAGGTAAGTTACCATACCCAGCCGCAGTTGAAAATGCCATTTTAATTCTCCTTTGGATTTTCTACAGATGCAAACGAAACAAGTATTCATGTAGTGGCTAAATCTTATAGGGTGCATTTTAGTAAAAGTTGGCCGACTTCTACATCAATGGGCCAAAAGACTTTAGGTAGTCTATATTATTATTGCTGTTTGCTATTATTAAGTTACGTAGGTAATCTTTACAGAGGCTACGCAACTACATTGTACATATAGTTATACATAATTGTATAAATATGTCAATACCTTTTTAACGAGCATTGCCAGATATATCATATACAAACTTACCTGATCGTATAGCTTCCATAATTTTATCTGCATTTTTCTCGTATTGCTGTGCAGACATCTTTTGCACAACTGATTCTTTTATAACTCCAGCCTCTTCACTAGCAGGCTCACTTCTGCTATTTGTTTTAGATACTGCTTTAGCTGCATCCTTACCCGAAGAAGGCTTTTTAGTTTTAATACCTTTGTCTGCTTTATATAAGTCTATAGCTCTTGATGCTGCTTTTGCATCACTGTCATTTTCATATAAAGCATCTTGAATCCATTTAGGTTGTTCTTCAGCCCATTCATGGAACTCATCACTGTCTCTTATGTCAGCAAAGTCAGGATGTGCAGTCATTAACTCTACTTCTGCTCTATCTCTGTTTGCCTTTTCTCGCATTTCGTCTATTTCTTTTACACGAGCTTCTAAGCCAGACGCTTGTTCTTTAGCCTTTTTAATTGCTATAGTTTCTACTATGGCTGCGACATCAGGGTAATCTTTAGCCCATGCCTCAATATCCTCGTCAGACTTAGGTAGTTTAATTTCTTGTTTAGTGGACTGCTCTAATTGCTTCTGTAAAGTATTTATTTTATCTACATGTTCCTGTAGTTGTTTTTGTGAATGTCTACGTAAGTCACCGTATCTTTTTTTAAAGCTTTTTTCTTCAGCATTAGTAGGTTCTTTTTCTTCTGCCTCTTCCTCTGTTTTAGCTTCACCTTTTTGTTCTGCAATTAGTTCTGCTAGTTCTTCTTCTTCTTTTTTAATTCTATCTTCATTTGAGTATTTACGATTTGCAAATGCTACTTTTTCTTCTGGCTTTACTTCTTCTGCCATTACTGCGTCAGACATTTCTGTCTCCTTTTACTGGGGCCACCGTAGCCTATGTTGGTAGGGGGATGAGTAGCCAGTCATATTTAGCTATTTTTTAGATGCAGCTAAACCACCTTTCTTGTATTTTTTTGTCAGTTTCTTTTTAGGTTTTTTTGCGGCTAGGCCACCTTTGTTCATTGGGCCACCTCCATATGAGTTACCGCCTCCACCGCCAAAGCCTCCACCGCCTGCATCACCTCCACGATCTGGGCCGCCACCTCTGCCTGCTTCACCGACACTTACGCCACCTATACCTGCAGGGCCGCCTATTGATACTTCTGGTGCATCTGGTTTAGAACGCTCTTCTTCTGCCATTAATTGTGCTAATTGTTGTTGTGCAGCTATCTGTTCCTCTTCAGCACGTTTAGCTTCTGTTTGGGCAAACTCTTCTGCATCTCTTGCTCTTATTTCTTCTTGTGCTACCATGTTTGCTGATGGTCTAAACGATGCAATTTCTTTTTGTGTATTCTCCCTTTTTGCAGCCTGCAAGTCTTTATCAAACAGTTGTTCAATAAACGATTTGTCTGATGTTGTATCTGCATACGTTGGATTAGCAAGATTGTATTGATCAAGGGATGCTTGTGGTGGGTTATACTCTCCAAAATCAACGTTTGCATAATCTTTTGAAGGAGTATATACATTTTTTATTCCCTTTTCTGTTAAAACATTTACGACTTCTTCTACTTTAGGGGGTGTTTGTACATCTGGATCACTAAAATTAGTTACTTTAGGTACGGTAGAATAGGGGTTATAGTCTTTATACGCATCTAACATTTTTTGTGTGTCTATTGACGATGTTTGTGTTACATCGGGTGTGTACATCTGGTTTGTAGTCATCTGTTGATTAGCTATCTGTTGTGCTGTAGGTGTTGCATCAGGTGTGTACATCTGGTTTGTAGTCATCTGTTGATTAGCTATCTGTTGATTAGCTATCTGTTGTGCTGTAGGTGTAAAGCTTTGATCTGTACTCATTTGTTGATTAGCTATCTGTTGTGCTGTAGGTGTTACCTTAGTTATCTGTTCTTCTGCTGGGGGCGTAAATGTTTGTTTTTTAGTCATTTGTTGATTAGCTAATTTTGTATTTTTACCTACATATTTAGTTTTTAAATCCTCTATATCTTTTTTGTTTTTAATATCTTCTTCTGAATTTGGTACTATTCCAGACCGTTTTCCTTCCATAGTTGAGTTATATAAAGAAATAGCTAACAAGTCTCTTTCTGCATTACCTGTAGACCTTATTCCTGCAGCCTTTAATTGCGCCTCAGTTACAGCTATTTGAGCCTTTGATCCTATATACATTTTCTCTAACATAGTAGGTTCTCTTTTGCCTGTCATTAAATCTGCCATACTACTTGTTGCAGATATAGAACTAGCCGCACTGCCTACAGAACCTGGAACCATTCCTATTATATCTTTATCTGGGCCGTCACTCACTTCAATAGGTTTTACTGGTTGCGTTGTTGTAGTATCTCCTGTACCTACTGCTGGCACGTCTTCAGGATTTACTGGTGTTCCATCAGAATTTACCTCAAAGTAACCTGCAGGAACTGGATATATAGGTTTTCCACCCATGTGTGGAACCATCAGTGTAGCACCTTCTGCATTTTGATATTGTATTAGAGTAATAGATGCCTGACCCATAACATTTTCAAAAGTTGGAACATTAGGTCTAGTGCCTGTATTACTTGTTCCAGTAACTAAGGGTCTTGTTGTAGTAGTTGAAAAATTAGAACTTGCAGGAGTTACATTGTTGTTTCTAGTTACACCAGTAGTAGATCCTCTAGTACTAGGTGTTACATTAACTCCAGTAGCTGCTTGCACTACACCGCCCTCTGCCATTTCTACTTCTTTTCCTTCAGGTGATACAACTATTAAATCAGCCATACCAAATGGCATATCATCAGGCATAGTAGCTTCATCACTATTTCCCATTTGACCCATTTGTTCCATGCGTTTTAATCCCATCTTAGCTTGCTGACGAAGATTCATTAATTTTTCAAGTCCTATGTATCTAACTACATCAGCAGGAAATACAAACTCACCCTCACTTAATTGTGCAGGTATGTCATCTCGTACTTCTTTTTGTGTGCT